TTTCCCATTTGCCTTTTTTAGTTCTTCTACAAGTTCACAATATTGGAGTAAATCAATTATATTATCGTTTTTAATAGGAGTAGTTTTTTCTACTTCAACTATTAAAGGTAAAACCTCATTTAACTTAATTTGAACTGCTTTATCTGTAATATTTTTGCTTAGTTTGGTAAGTTCAGTTTTAAGCTCTTGTATTTTTGTATTGTAAAATGTTCTAAGTTTAGGCGTAGAATCAACTGATGTGATAAATTCTTTTAATACTTGTTTTTGAGACTCGTGTAAATTAGTATACTTAGTATTAAACTTTTCTAGTAAAATTTTATATGTTAAAATCCTTAAGTCTTTGTCGTATGATTTAAATTCGTCTATTATATCTTCTTTAACTTTAGATTCAGTAACAGGGGTAGTAGATAAATATTCTAATAAAGCAAATCTATTAAATGAAACTTGTTCTACATCAATTACTCCTGAAGATTCTATTTCTATTAATGAGTATAAAGCGGCTTGTGCTTTATAATTTGGTAATTTGGTTTTAAAAAACTCGTCTAGATTATAGTGTTTTTGTATTTCACTAATTAAATTGTATTTTTGTTTTCTTAATGAAGTTTTATTAAGTTTTTTAGATGATTCTAAGATAGTTTGAATTAAAATATTTGATTTGGTTTCACTTAGTTTTTTGCTTTTAGTTAAACCCTCATATAACTTTAATTCTTTACCTAGTTCACTTTTTACAAAATGTTTTTTAATTATGTTTAAGGCAGGAGATTGAATATTATTAAGTGTATCAGCTGTTACCTGACGTACTAATAATTCAAATAGAATACCCGTATTCTTAAACTTGGAATGTTTTATCTTCATCCTAGGATTTATTTATAAATATATAAAGATATTTACTCAGTTAAATTATTTTCGTCTAATAACGATTCTCCTGCACTTTTCTTACCAAAGATAATATCTTTATTTAGACTTTCTAATAAGGTTTTGTTTTTGGCGTACACAGATTTGGAAGTTTCTAAAGCTAAGGGTGAACCTCCTTTGTAATTTGGTGTTCCAAATCCTTCTTGGTCATCTACTTTATTATCTTTTCTACCTAATCTGTCTCTGCCTAATGCGTTTTGTTGGGTATTTATATTAGATACTTTTTCTTCAGGGCGGCCTAGTGGTGCTTTTTCATCGTACCCTTGGGGTACTGAAGCATCTTCGTATCTATTTCGACCATATAAAGAAGCTAAATCGTGTGGGGTGCCGTATGAGCGCCCTGTTTCTTGCGGATCATTTCCTTCTTCTGCTATTTGTTTGTTTCTAAATGCACGTTTTTGGTCTTCGATTACCAAATCTCTATATTCTTCATATTGGTCTTCACTGAATTGGAATACATTGTGGTATATCCAATCAGTAGGAATGATTTTTAACTCAAGCATTTGGGCAGCTAAATCAACTTTTTCTTTTAGTAATGCTACTTTTTCTTGTTCAGCAATAATTGAAGGAGTTGTTAAACTCAACTCAAAATTTGTTAATTGGTCACCATCATACCCTTGAGTATATAAATGTACTAATGCTATTTTATATAATTCAGATAATAAAATACGTTGTATTCTATCAACTGTGCGAGCAAATCTAATATCTTCTGCTGCTAATGTTGCTTTACCTGTTAAATCTTTTTCGTATCCCATAAATGCTTTAGGCACCTTAAGGGCAGCAAATAATTTATCTCTTAAATACGCAACGTCTTCTATACCATTATATTCTAATCCTTTAGCAGTATCAATTTTAGTTGTTGAATCATTGCCTCTTACTGGGATATAATAATCCTCAAGTAAGTTTTGCATGTTATATTTTAGATTATATTCACCTGTTTTTTCATCAATCAATGGGGTTTTTTTCATTGTTTGGATAGTCTTTTGCATAAATGCATCAACTTCTTGGGGAGGAATATTACCTACGTTTATATAAAATATACGTCTTTCGGGAGCACGAGAAATTCTATGAATTAACATTGCATCCTCCATTAAGATATATTGTTTAAATAATCTACGACCTGGTTCTAGGTATGAACGACCATAAGGAAGATAGTTAACATCTGTTAATAATCTAAAATGGGCAATTTCGTAGTTATCAAATACAATTTGGTTTTCGGAGGGTTTAGTATTAGGAGTAGCATAATAACCTGATCCTCCTGTATAATACCCGTTAGGAGAAAATGTAAATTGAACTTTAGCAGGATTTTCTATATCAAAATTTTCTTGTCTTTGTATATGATATGCTGTATAGGGTATTACATTATATACTCCAAACTTTTCTGCTATTTCTAATTTAAGGAAAAAATCACCATATTTACACATTTGGCGAGTCCAAGACCATAAATTAAATTCAATATTTAGTACGTCATAAAATAAATTATAAAGTACTTTTTGTATATCATCATCACTACTCCTAATTTGAAGTACCTCACCCATATCGTTTTTTAAGGTACATTCATCAGCTATAATATCAAGGGCAGAAGCTACAATAGCGTCTGTATCCATTGTATCATAATCACTGTATAAATAGGTTCTTAAATATTGATATTGTTGATTATATTGTTGCCCTAATAATGAAGTAGCAGCTGGGTTTGTGTAAAGTTTATTAAATTTATCTATTAGAGAATTTGTTTGGAATTCCCCGCTAGTTTGAATTTTGTCAGTATCAATTACTTTTAATTGATTGCCTCCATCGTTTCTAATGATTACGTCTGTTGAAAATAGACGCCTTAATCTCGAAAATACATCAGTGTTTGCCATTGTTTATAAATATATTAAAGAAGCCATCTTATGTCTTCTTGTTGATCCCCTATTTGTTGCATATATGGGTTAGGGATATTATTATTATTAAATACTACAGGAGTATTATTTTTTCTCATATTTCCTAAAGCCGCTCTAGTCATATCTAGACCTTGTTGTTGGAATTTAAGTGATGTATCTCTTAAATACATTGCTATTCCAAAAGACATTACTAAATCATCGTTATAACCTGGTTGAGCTTCGGGTCTTCCGTTTTTCCAAACGAATACTTTCATTTCTTCAAGTAAACGTTTAGATTGTATTGTAACACTTTTATCACCAATATATTCTCTCATTTTATTTACTATAAGAGGACGAGTACGTTGGGACATTGTGAAGCCTGGGGTCATGTTTGAACCATACTCGTATCTATTAAAATATGATTCTGCAGATAAGGCATCACTTTTGGGAGAATAATATAAATTTTGATATCCTCTTTCCATTATAGTTTCTAAAGTAGCCCACCCTATAGATGAGTTTTCGGGAGCTAATAGCGCATTATTGTATTCTGTTGCTAAACCAACCAAAAAATGTCCAAATTCTTTTGGGGATAATTGCCCCTTATATTCGGCTACCTGCACATTTGTCTCAATATCTATAACGTGGGCTGTAGAAAAGTCTCTACCATCCCCCCTAGCTACATCTGCTGTAACCATATATTCTCTTGAATAGTCTACTTGCTCCCAAACCCATAAATTTTTGTCTAAACCTCTACGTTCCATAGGTTCTCTGATAGAAGTTTGAGATATAAATTCAATCCATTCAGGAAAAAATACTGTTTCTCCTGATGTACTAAAATCACAGTCACATTCTTGAGCGGCTATTCTAGGATTACCTAATAGTTCGTCTTGACGTTTTCTCCAAGCTTCATCTCGTTCAGGATGGACATACCAAGGTAACTTGATGGGTAAAAAGTCGTTGTCTGCTGCTTCAGCTCTAGCCCAAGTTTGGTGAAACCAGTTACCTGTTCCGTTTGGGGTAGATAATACAATGGCTCCACCACCTGTTGCTAAAGTTTGTTGTGCGGATGCCCAAATATTTTCTACGTGTTCAATAAATGCCGCCTCGTCAATTATCAATAAGGATACTGCTTCAGATCTACCTGCATCACTAGCTGCTGATACTGCTTTGATTTGAGATCCATTGTCTAGTCTGAGGGTTAGCTTATTGTTTTCTTCGGCTCCTATTTTTAACCATGAAGGTAAGTTATCGTACATAAACTTAACCTTGGTTACCATATTTTTAGCAGTTTCCTGTTTGGTTGCTAAACAAAGTACATTTTTATCTTTGTGAAACAACATCCACCATAAAGAATATCCAGCAGCTAAAGTTGATATACCTAGCTGTCTAGATTTTAATACA